CTGTAATCTGTGTCGAACGTGGAATGCTCCGCAGACGCCTAATCGCGCGGAGCTGGTTCTCAGAGGACTTGCTCCGCACTGCTCCGCACGGCGATGCGGAGCTGACGCGGAGCGGCTACAGACCCGAAAGCCACGCGCTTACCACATTGAAGAGAAACGGTTTTCTGTGCTTCACCCGCAACCTGATATGGCTCCTATGACCCCGCTGCTCCGCGTGCTCCGCATTTGCTCCGCAGTGCTCCGCAATCGTTGCCGGAGCGGTTTGCTCCGCTGCTCCGCGTGCTCCGGGGGGTCTTTAGACCCCGGAGCAGCGGAGCAGTGCGGAGCAGCTCCGGTGGAGCACCGGCATGGGTGAAGCAAGACGCCGAAAGCTCGCCGATCCCATGGCGGCCGCTCGGCAGCTAGCGTCCCGTTCGCCCGGACCGGTGGAGCGGTTCCGTGTTCCGGCCGGCTGCATCGCCCTGACCCTGGACGTGGAGGGCGTTCACCCCTCCACGTGCATCATGGACCCGGCCGAGCTGCCGGCGGCCCTCGAGCGGGTGGAGCCGGCGCTACGTCCCGTGCCCTACGCGACCGCCGTGCGGGGCGTGGCGGCCGAGTTCCGCAGCGCGCGGAAGACCGGCCGGGACAAGAGCCTGACCGGCATCGGCCTGGCTGGCATGTGGCTGGCGTTCCACCATCCCGAGGCCGGCGCGACCATGCGCGAGCGGGTGTCCGATGCGCTGCGCCGGGAGGGCAAGGCGCACGTCACCATGGCCGTGAGGGCGGCCGGCCTGGTGCTGGCGTTGGCGCCGCAGTTCGTGGAGACCGAGGGGCTGGCCGAAGCGCTGCCGGACAATGCGAGCGTCGTCTATGCGGGCGATCGCGGGCCGCGGGAGGTGATGCAGTGAGGGGGCGTACGCCGGAAATCGCTCAGAAGCCTTGGCTTGTAAACCGCCACCCAATGCAACTTTTCCGGGCGCGAATTGGGCAAGCCGGACCCCCCCTACTTGTGCGAGGCCGCGTGAATGAAGCCGGGTGATCTTGTGCAGCTGCGCTCCGGCGGACCGGCCATGGTGATCTCTGAAATGCAGCGTGACCCATTCGCCGGGGAAGGCTGGTTGTGCTTCTGGTCCGTCCAGGGCGCGCTCCGGCGGGACACGTTCCCCGAGGTGGTGCTGATACCCTATGAGCCGGAAGCGACGCCTGGCAGCCGCGCCAAGGCCGGGCCGGGGGCCGATGCGCCGGCGGAGACCTGGCCTAACCCGGCTTGACCGTCGCAGCAACGGGCGCCGTTGCAGCTGAAATTGCAGGAATTATCAAAAAGCGCAGTTTTGCGGATTCTGATATTTTCCACGATTTCGAGCGCGACGACGCCGAAACCTCGGGGCGCCGCGTCTACGACATCTGGAATTTCCCGAAAGCCGACAACGACGTCCTACTGGTTGACAACCCGTCTGACGCGCCGGACTTTGAACGGGTAGGAAACCCGTAGGACCAATCCAATGGATGGCGACGACGACGGTGCCCTGGTCGGCGTGACCGATAGCGTGAAGCCCTGGACGATCAAGTCCATGCCGAACGAAGTCCGCAACATGGTGGTGACTGCGGCGCGAGATGAAGGGCTGACCGTGAGCCAATGGCTCGAGCGGGTGATCCGCGAGCGGGTCGCGACGGGACGTGCACCTGCCCTGGCATCGCCCGCTCCGCCCATGGTCGCCCCCGCGCTCGGGGAGGTCGCCCAAATGATGCAGGCCGCGATCGCCGCTGCGACTGCCGTAGCAGCTGGCGCGCCCCTGCCGCCGACGTTGGCCAAGGACGCGAACGCGACGGCGCGCATGGCGATGCGGGTCGCGCGCGGGCTGCCGGCAAAGCAGGCGAGCAGCAAGCCGGACGCGCCGATCCAGGCCCAATTGTCCCCGCCGGCGCCTGCCGCCGAAGCGTGAGCCTGGTCGAAAACGAGCGGACCAAGCTGACTGCCGGCTGGTTGGACCGCGCATCGACCGTTTGCCTGGCGGTGGGCATCGCCACCCCGGTATCCGGCCTGGTCGCCGGCTCGCAGGGGCTGAGCGCGTCGCTCATCGTGACGTGCTACGGTTGGCTGATCGCCGCCGTGGGCTTGCACCTGGTGGCGCGATGGGTGCTCGGGAGGCTCGAAGAATGACCCCGCTGGCGATCTTCGTCGCGTTCGTGCTGCCGGCATCGGTGGTTGCGATCGGCTGGGTGGGGGCTATCCTCCACGTGCGATCGCTGCGCCGGCCGGGCCGGTCCTGATTGGCTTGCTGCCGAGCCGGATGGGCTCTTCGCACCAGTCGAGCAGCGCGTCCGCCTCGGACTCGTCAGCAATTCCGGCGGCTTCGGCGTGATGGTTGAAACTAAGGCTTAACCGGCGCCGGTTAATTTCAAAGGCTCCACAGACGCGCCCGAGATTGACGCACGTTTGATAGGCGGGGCCGCGCCAGTTAGGGTCGAGGAACATTCCGGCGCGCTCGCCCCACTCCGGCTTGTAGAGGCTCCACCACGTCCCGATGACCCGCCGGCGGGTAGTATCGAAAGCATCACAAACCGCCTCGCCGGTTGCGCTCCCCGCCGCCTCTACACCCCGCATAATGCCTCGTATGGAAACTCGCTGGGCAGTCCCGGCAAGTCGCGTCGCAGTCGCGTCCGCCGCCGCCTGGCGCCCGACAGTCCAGGCCCACTATAGGGCCGCCCGCGCCGGCACCCGGCTCGCGCGGCGGTTGTGGCGATTACTTGTCCGGGCTGAGCGCGGCGACTTCAGCATGGTGCGTAAACGGAACGGTGTCCCGTCGACGGGACACCGTTCCGGCTTTGCAAACAAGCTCCGCGCCTGTCAGCGCATTGGCGCGCTCAGCCGGGAGCTGGACGGCGCTGCGGGGTCAGAGCCTGGGCGACGAGGCGGCAATGCTTTGCCCACAGGCGGGAAAAGCAAAGCCGACGCACTTGCCGACGCTGGGATCAGCACCAGCACCGCGCACCCTGGGTGCGCTTGTCGCTCCTTCGAAATGGGCCGCCGGCGGCCTGTTTTGACCTGGCAACATCACGCCGAGGTCGTCGCGCCGGGTGCGTTTTGGCGTTGGTTGGTCGGGGCCGTCGTATGATATCTGCCGTTTAAGCGGCAGAGTTGCCGAGCGGTTTGAAATTGCGCGCCGGCGCGCAAGTGCGCTGACATGCGCGAGCGTGGCATAGCGGCCCGCCATGCACTCTCCTCGCGCAATAGTTGTTGACGATCCGTTCGGCTCGCGCGTAGCTTCATAATCATAGGAAGCTGGTGGAATGCAATGCCGAAAGAGGGTTTGCCGATAACGCATGCGCTCGCGCTCACCGGCTTGTCGCGAAACGACTTTATGAACGCCACGCAGCGAGGGCTCTATCCAACTCCGCCGGTGACGAACGGCATCCCGCGCGTATTCGACCTCGACGAGCTGGTCGCCGCCTACGTGCTCGGCTGGCTGTACGAGCGATCCGTCCAGCCGGCGGTCGCCTGCGAAATCGCGGTCGGCGTGCTCGAGCGCATCCGGACGCGGCCGAAGCTCGAAACGCTCATTGCGTGGAAATACACGCTCGCCGGCGAGCACCACATCATCGTCAGCCCGCGCCGGCCGAGCGCGCGCAATCCGGTGGAGCTGTTCAGCTTCGCCGTCGGCGACATTCGACGGCTGATGCTCGCCGGCATCAAGCAGAAGACAATCGACGAAGCGCAGGGCGGCAGCGCGTGACATCGAGACACCCTCGCCAGTTTCATGACGGCTCCGGCGGGCCGGCCGGGCAGCGAAGATCGCCTCGAAACGGCGAGGGCCATGGACGTGGCAAGGCGATCAAGGCCCGCAATCTTTATCTTGGAGGCCGCACATGGCCATGACACTCCGCCAGCTGCTCGAGCGGCGCGCCAAGATCACGCGTGAGCTGCGCGAGCTCGCCGATGCGGCCGATGACGACACTGGCCTGACATCGGCGCAGCAAGAGGCGTTCGACAAGCTGAAGGCCGCGCTGGCGGACCTCGAGGCGGCAATCAGCAATCGCGCGGCGGTGGACGATGCGGAGCGTCGGATCGCCGGCGCACCTGTCGCCGGTGGTGGTGGCGATCGTCACCTGGACCGCGAGATACGCCGGTTCTCCATCGTGCGCGCGATCGCCGGCGCGGCGGGCATTCCAGGCGTTGACGACGCCCTCGAGCGGGAAGTGATGCAGGAAACCGCCCGGCGCGCGGGACGCAGTTTCCAGGGCATGGCGGTTCCCCGCGCCGCGCTGCATCGCCCGCTCGAAACCCGCGTCGTCACTACGACCACGCCGGTCGGCATTCCCGGCGGCAACCTGATCGCCACGTTGCTGGACGGCTCGCAGTACATCGACGCCCTACGCGCCGCACTGCGCATTCGCCAGCTGGGCGCGACGGTCATCGCGGACCTGACCAGCAACGTGGACATCCCGCGCCTGGCACAGACCGCATCCGCCGGATGGGTGGCGGAGAATACGGCGCTGACCCCGAGCGACGAAGGCTTCGACAAAGTGTCGCTCCGTCCGCACCACGCCGGCGCGATGGTCGAGTTGTCCCGCAACATGTTGCAGCAATCGACGCCGGACATTGAACAGGTGGTACGGGCTGATCTTGCCGCGGTGCTGGCGCGCACGCTGGATGGCGCCGCGATCGCCGGCACGGGCACGTCCGCGCAACCGACGGGCATCTTGAACGTGACCGGGATCGGCACGCACGCGCTGGGCACGAACGGCGGCTCGCCGATTTGGGGCGACGTGGTGGCGCTGATCGAAGCGGTGGAAAACTACAACGTGGGCGATGACGCGCGCGGCTTCCTGGGCAACGCCAAGTTCAAAGCCTACGCGATGGCCACGCCGAAGCTCCCTGCGACGACGCCCGCCATGGGCTTCATCATGGACGCGCCTGACACGCTGGCGGGCTACCCGTTCAAGATGACCAACCTGGTGCCGAGCAACGGCACCAAGGGCACCGGCACCGGGCTATCAACGCTGATCTACGGCAACTGGTCGGACCTGCTGCTCGGCTTCTGGAGCGAGCTCGACATGTTGGTCAATCCATACGATACGAACGCGTATCCGAAAGGCAACGTCCTGGTGCGCGCGATGCTGACGTGCGACGTCGCCGTGCGGCACCCGCAATCGTTTGCAGCGATCACCGACATCATCGCGCCGTGACGCCGCGCCGCTACCCGAACGGCGTGGAGCTGCGCGCGGCCGTGGAAGTGCGCGCGGCGGGCCGGCGCCTCGAGGGCTACGCGAGCGTCTTCGATAGCGAGACCCGCATCGCCGAGTTCACCGAAATCGTGCGGCCCGGCGCGTTCGCCGCGTCGCTCAAATCGGGGCGCGACATTCTCGGCCTGGCCGACCACGATTACGGCCGGCTGCTGGGCCGCACGGGATCTGGCACGCTGCGCCTGGCAGAAGATCGCCGCGGCTTGGCATTCGACTTGGACCTGCCCGATACCGGGCTCGGCCGTGACACGCTGGCGCTGGCCGAGCGGGGCGATTTGGGCGGTGCCAGCTTCGCCTTCCGGCCGGTGGAGGAAACCTGGTCGACCGCGCGCGATCGGCGCGAGCTGCGATCGGTCGAGCTGGTCGAGATCAGCGTCGTCTCGAGCTTCCCGGCCTATGCCGAGACGAGCGTGGCGGCGCGCTCCCGCGGCGGCCCGTGTGGCGAGCTGCGCCGGCTGCGGCTGTTCTGCGAGACGCTGTAGTGCCCGGACTGCTCACCCGCCTGTTCGCCCGCAAGCCGGCGCCGGAGCAGCGGCGCAGCGACGGTATTGCGCCGCTCGGCTGGGGTGTCGGGGTGCACGCCGGCGGCAGCGTGTTCAACGCCGCCATGCTCGAAAATCTGGGCACCGTCACCGCCTGCGTCGGCGCCATATCGTCCGCGCTGGCATCGCTGCCGGCGCTGGTCTACCGCCGCGAGGGCAACGCGCGCATGGAGGCGCCGAACCATCCGGTGGCCCGGCTGATCGAGGCGCCGAACCCGCATCAAAGCTGGCCCGATTTCGTCGAATGGCTGCTCGCGCAAACCCTGTTGCATGGCAACGGGCTGGCGCTGATCGATTGCGACGGCGCCGGCCGGCCGACCGCGCTGCGGCCGATCCCGTGGTCGCACGTCCTGGTCAGCCTGGTGAACGGCCGGCTGGTCTACGACGTGATGCCGTACAGCTTCCCGACGTTCGGCGGCACCGTGGCACCAGGCCGCTATCTCGCCGATGAAATGCTGCACCTGAAAGATCGCAGCGATGACGGCCTGGTCGGACGCGCGCGCCTCTCACGCTCGCCGGAGCTGATTGCCGGCGCGCTGGCGTTGCAGACGTTTTCGACCGCGACCTGGTTGAACAGCGCGACGCCGCACGGCGTGTTGACGCACCCCGGGCACCTATCAGACGAGGTCAAGCGCGGCATGAGCCGCAGTTTCACCGAGCAGTTCACCGGCCCCGCCAATGCCCGGCGCGGCCTGCTGGTGCTCGAGGAAGGCGCGCAGTTCATGGTGGCGGACACCACGCCGCACGACGCCGAAGTGCTCGAGAGCCGGCGCTGGACCGTGACGGAGCTCTGCCGATTGATGCAGGTTCCGCCGCCAATCGTGCAAGCGTACGAGAACAACACGTTCACGAACGCCGCGACCGCCGACATGTGGTTCGCCCGCCACAGTCTGATGCCGTGGTGCAAGAAAGTTGAGCGCGAGTTCGCCCGCTCCGTATTCGGCGCCGGGTCGGACTTTCACCTCGAGATAGACCTGAGCGGGCTGATGCGCGGCAGCTACTCGGAACGCTGGGCCGCGAACGTCGCCGCCGTCCAGGCGGGCATTCTCAAAATTGACGAGGTTCGTGAGCAGGAGGGGTTCGCGCCGCTCGGAACGGCTGACGAAGGCGTACCAAGCGGGGCCGCGAGATGACGGATTGCGACGGAATCGAGTCGCGTGCTGCTCTTGAAATGACAAACCCGCCTCGAGGGCGGGTCTGCCGAAACTACTCGTTCTCAACCACCACCTGGATCGCCCCGGCAAGGGCGGTTCACCCGGAGGATCGTCCCTGCAAGGACGGGCTTTGCTGGGATCGGAGGATCACAACGCGCCGTTGGGCAACGTAGCGTCGCGGTCCACCCGGTTCAAGCGGGCTTTCTGTCAGGCGCGATCCTCCACAGTCGGAGGATTCGGTGCAACCTGCTTTCCCCACCCCGGCCATGCTGACCGTCGCCTATGTGACGGGCGAGGTTTCCGTCACCGGCGACATGGCGGCGTTGGGTGACGCCCTGGCCGAGCTGCCGCGGGATCACGCCGTCTGGTTCCTGACCAGAGGGCTCGGCAGCGACCCGCATATCGAAGCGCAAGTGACGAGCGGGGCCGCATGGGCGCCGGGCGGGCGCATGTGGCAGGCGGCAGCCGGGTTCCGCACCCGGATGGACGCCGCCGCCAAGGATTACGAGCGACGACGAAAGGCGACGGCCGATCCGCGCCGCAGCACCATCACCGGCATGGCGTTCGCGGCGCTCCGCAATCGCCGATCCGCCGCGGACATGCTGCTGGCGCTGCATAGCCACAACGCTGGGATGAGCAGCCCGCTCCCCGCCGCCGAAATCAACAAGATCGCTCTTTGGTGCGCCGATCGGGCGCGGGAGTCGGCCCATGCCTGACCACCATCCGCACGATAATATCCACACCACCATTGCCGAGCTCGAGCGACTGACAGAAACGGGCGGGCAACACCAGAGTCGCGCCGAGTCGCGCCCGCTCCGCGTGCTCACGCCGGACCAATGCGAGCTCGAGCCGACGCGGCCCTACGTCATCAAAGGGCTGCTGTCGGCGGGCGACCACGCGATCCTCATGGGGCATCCGGGCTCCGGCAAGAGCGTGCTGGCGCCGCACCTGGCTTATGCTGTGGCGCAAGGGCGTGAGGTTTTGGGCCGGCGGGTGAAGGGCGGTCCGGTACTGTATCTGGCACCGGAGGACGGGGCCGGCACGATACACCGCACCCGAGCACTCCGGCGCCGGCGGGGTAACGCCCCCAACTTCTACCTGGTCCCGGTGGCACTCGACCTGCTGACACCGGGCAGCCCGCAACTGCAAGAGCTCCTCGACCTGATCGCGGAGCTGCGGCCGGTGCTGATCGTGATCGACACAATCGGCAAGGCGTTCCCCAACCTGCGGGAGAACGAGGCCGAGGATATGGGCCGCATGGTGCGCGTGGTGCGCCAGCTGACCACGGTATGCGGCTCGGCCGTGCTGAGCGTCCACCATCTCGCCAAAGACGCCGGGACCACGCCGCGCGGGCACGGATGCCTCAATGGCGATGCCGACCTGACCATGTTGCTAGAGGGCACCCGCGGCGACCTCCGCACCGTCAAGCTGGGCAAGAACCGTTCCGGCCCGTCCGACGCCAGCTTCGCCTTCAACATAGCGGTGGAGGAGCTGGGCATCGATGAGGATGGCGACCCGATCACCGCGCCGATCGCAGAGGAAGCCGTGGAGGTGCCTGCCGACCGGATGCGGGCGAAGGAAGCCAAGCTCCGCGACAAGCCGGCGGTTCTGCTCCGCGAGCTCCGCGACCTGATTGCGGAGCAGGGCGGAGCAGCGGAGCCGGAGCCTGGAATGCCCTCTGTAATCTGTGTCGAACGTGGAATGCTCCGCAGACGCCTAATCGCGCGGAGCTGGTTCTCAGAGGACTTGCTCCGCACTGCTCCGCACGGCGATGCGGAGCTGACGCGGAGCGGCTACAGACCCGA